AGTGCTATGGTACATGCTAGCCAGCAGTTTGCAAAGAGCATTGAACCTAACCTATCTACACTTAGATTACTAGCAAGTCAAGGTGATAAGTGTGCAGAACAAATGCTTAAAATGTACGAGTCAAGTCAGAAATTTACCAGCATGACTGACGACGAAATTGCCGCACTTGATGATAAGAAACGTGCAGAAGAAAAGTTTAAAACTATTCAAGAAAAGATGTCGGCGGCATTTGAATCACTATACAATAAAGTATTCAAGTTTATTGACATTATTCCTATTGAACTAGTAGAAGGTTTAGGCGATGCGTTTGAACTAGTTACAGATGTACTCGGCGGCGCAATTGACATAATTGTTGGTGTATTAAAAGTTACATTGTTCCCTGCACTAAAAGCATTAGGTATTGTATTTGGTGGTGTGGTTAAGATTGCATCAGTAGTAGTTGATAAATTTAAAGAAACAGTTGCATGGGTAACCGAAGTTACTACTGGAATATCAGACTTCTTTTCATCTATGCTTGACGGAGCAAAAACACTTTTTGACCCAGTAGTTGATTTCCTAGTAGAAGGCGCACAAGTAGTAGTTAATACTATTGTAGATGCTATGCTTTGGTTACCTAAAAAGTTATGGGAAGGTATTAAATCAGTTGGTGGTTGGGTAGCTAAACTGTTCGGAGTAGGCGGTGGCGAAAGTTCTGCAAGCGCAGATACAAGTGGCGGCACAGATGCAATGGGTAATCCAGTACTATCTAGCCAAGTTGATAATTCTGGTAGCTCTGCCCAAGAAGCAGTAACAAGATCTGCGGCCGCAGTTCAAGCCGATGCCGCGGCGGCACAGCAACAAACTAGCGATGATATGCGTAGATTGGTTGAAGTTAACCAACAACAAGCCGCACAAATGGAAAGAGTCGTCAACAATACTGGACAAACTAAGGACGCTGTAGAAAGAAACGGCACCGCGTACTAACTAAATATAGTACTAATATAGGGTAAACTTACATAATGTCTTGGAAAAAGTATTTTAACACGGTATCAAAAAGTCCGTTAACTGGCGGTGGTAACTCACGTTCCAGCGCAGGTGGCGTACAGTCATCTAAGTTCTCTAACTACCTAGGTGAAGTATACACAGGTACTCCTAACCGTGTTGACCGTTACAGCCAATACGATCAAATGGACATGGACAGCGAAGTCAATGCCGCCCTAGATACTATTGCAGAATTCTGTACACAATTTGACCCTAAAACAAACGTACCTTTCGACGTACACTTTAACGACACTCCTACAGACAGCGAAGTTAAAGTTATTAAGAAAGCCCTACAACAATGGTGCCGCGTTAACGATTGGGATAAGCGTTTATTCCGTTTAGTACGTAGCACATTAAAGTACGGAGACCAGTTCTTTGTACGTGACCCTGAAACATTTGAATGGATCTGGATTGATCCGGGTAGCTTAACAAAAGTTATTATTAACCAGACCCGCGGTAAGCGTCCTGAGCAGTACATTGTACGTAGCTTGAACTTAGACCTTATTGATAAAACAGCAACTACTCCTTTAAAACATGACACGCAATACATGTCTATGAGTAGTGCGGCACGCCTGGGCAGTTTACCTAGTAGCGTAATGTCACAATATACAGGTGGCGCAGGTAATGCCCCACAAGACGAAATGGCCATTGATGCTGAACATGTTGTACATCTGTCAATGACAGAAGGTATGGACATGAACTGGCCGTTTGGTACTAGCCTATTAGATGGTATCTTTAAGATCTTTAAACAAAAAGAACTACTAGAAGATGCTATCTTAATCTATCGTATTCAACGTGCGCCAGAACGCCGTATTTTCTATATTGATACAGGTAACATGCCAGCGCACATGGCTATGGCATTCGTAGAAAGAGTTAAAAACGAAATCCACCAACGCCGTATTCCTAGCAGATCAGGTGGCGGTAATACTGTTATGGATAGTAGCTACAACCCACTATCTATTATGGAAGACTACTTCTTTGCTACAACAGCAGACGGTCGTGGATCTAAAGTAGAAACATTACCAGGCGGTGAAAACTTAGGTCAAATTGACGACTTGAAGTTCTTTACTAATAAGATGATGCGAGCTTTACGTATTCCTAGTAGCTACTTGCCTACAGGTCCAGACGATGGTACTGCGGCATATCAGGACGGCAAAGTAGGTACAGCGTTTATTCAAGAGTTCCGTTTTAATAAGTATTGCCAACGTCTACAAGGCTTAATGGCTCCACGTTTCGACGAGGAATTTAAGCTATTTTTAAAGTTTAAAGGCATTGAGATTGATGCCAGTACATTTGATCTACGCTTCTTAGCACCACAAAACTTTGCGGCTTATCGTGAAATCGACTTGAATGCAAGCAGAGCTACAGTGTTTACACAGCTAGCAGAAGTACCATTCTTAAGCAGACGCTTTGTTCTTAGCAAGTATTTGGGCTTAGAAGAAGACGAGATTGTAGAAAACGAAGCAATGTGGTTAGAAGAAAACCCACAAGCACAAGAAGCCGCTGGCGCGGCCGCAGGAGCCGCAATGGGCGGCGGCGGTATGGGTGGTGACTTAAACAGCAGTGACTTAGGCGCTGTAGGTGTAACAGCACCGCCGGAAGATACTGCAATGCCAGGTGGTGGTGCACCTACACCAGAAGGTGGCGAACCAGCACCAGAAGGAGGACCAGTACAATGAAATTCTTAGAAGTAAAACAAGTTAACGAAAGTTACGAAGAAAAAGCAGAAACAAAAAGCGACGAATTTAAGAATCAGCTAGGACAACTTAAACTAGCTGATACTAGACGTGGTCGTTTAACACTAATGCACTTAAATAAACTACGTAAAATTCGCGAGCGCAAAAAAGCAGAATTAGACGAAAAATCTAAATTCTTAGGCGTAATTTACGCTAGAGCACAAGCACAGTAACCAAAACCGGATACTTATCCGTCGGTCGAGAATCTAAAAAACACGTTTTTTCGGCCGTTTCCCCCTAGTTAAATAGCCTCCATTGTAAATACCTTTACGAAGATATAACTATCTTTCGGCCTAAGGAGCATTACGATGCCTAAACAAATTTTAGAACAAGTGCTAGAGCACATCCTCAACAAAGAGGAATCCCAGGCTCAAGATTTGTTACACTCTTTCTTTGTAGAAAAGGGTCGTAACATTTATGAAAGCCTAATTACTAGTGACGAACTTGCAGAAGAAGAAGTCCTAGAAACTGAAGAGCTAGTCGACGATGAACAAGACGACTTCGCTAACGATATTACTTCCGCTAAAGAAGAAATCGAAAACGAAGAAATGTTTAGTGAAGATGACGAAGAATTTGGTGATGAAGATAATTTAGAAGCTGATGACGAATTCGGCGCCGAAGAAGACGACGACCTAGAAATGGGTGGTGAAGAACACGGCGAAGAAGGTCAAATCGACGATGCTATTCTAGATGTAGAAGATGCGTTAGACGAATTAAAAAGCCTATTTGCCCAGTTAAAGGGTGACGAAGCTAGTGAAGAAGAAGTTGGTGGCGAAGAAGAAGATATGGGCGGTGAAGAAGAAGGTAACGACTTTGATGAACTAGGCGAATCTGCCAGCCTTATCGCAGTAGCTAAACCAAAAGCTGGTGACAACGGTCAAAACACAAAGAGCCCAGTAGCCGCTAACAGCGGTCAAAAGGGTATGGCTTCTAAGCCAGTATCTTTAGGTGGTGGCTCTGGTGAATCCGGACGTGGTACTCCTTCTAGCAAGGAAGAAGATGCAGGTAACGTTAACGTTCCTGGCAACAAAAAATCTCCAAGTTTATCAGCAGTAGCTAAGCCAGCTAAAGGCGAAGCCGCAGGTAATACACGTTCACCGATCGCAGGACGTTAATCATGAGTTTTGTTCCACTTAGAGAATCACTAACATTCGATCAAGCCAAAATCGTTGTGGAGGCTAAAGAGTCTGCAGACGGTAAAGGTCGTGATATCTATATGAGTGGTATTATGATGCAAGGTGGCATTCCTAATCAAAATGGTAGAAATTACCCTATCAATGAGATTGCGAAGGCCACTAAGAGCATTAAAGAACGCCTAGACAAGGGGTATAGCGTTCTTGGCGAAGCCGATCACCCAGATGATTTACAAGTCAACCTTGACCGTGTAAGTCATATGATTACAGACGTCTATATGGACGGCTCGAACGGCATGGGCAAGATGAAAATACTCCCAACACCAATGGGTAACATTGTTAAGACATTGTTAGAGAGTGGTGTAAAGCTAGGTGTGTCCACCAGAGGTTCAGGTAATGTTGCAGAAAGCGGCGAGGTCAAAGACTTCGAGATCGTTACAGTCGACATTGTTGCGAATCCAAGTGCGCCAGATGCGTATCCAAAAGCTATCTACGAACGTGTCATGATGAGCAATCGTCAACGACAAATTATGGACGTAGCAGAGGCTGTTAAGTACGATCCTAAAGCACAAAAGTATCTCCAAGAAGAGGTACTAAAGTTTATCAATAACCTGAAGATCTAGGAGAAACGAAAATGACAAGTTTTTCAGAACTACTAGGTTCAGAGGTACTATCCGAAGACGTTAAGTCTAAACTAGCAGAAGCGTTCGAATCAAAGATCGCCGAAGCTCGTGAAGAACTTACAGCTACATTACGCGAAGAATTCAGTCAGCGTTATGAACACGATAAGGGCTTACTCGTTGATGCCATGGATCAAATGATCGGTGAAGCAATCGAGAAAGAACTTGTAGAGTTCAAACAAGACAAAGAAGCTTTGGTACAAGCTCGTATTGGTTACAAGACTAAAGTTGCAGAACACAGCGAACTCTTAAACAAGTTTGTTATGGAAGCACTTGCTCGCGAAATCAAAGAGTTACGTAATGACCGTGATGCTAACAAACAAAATATGGCCCAGCTAGAAGAGTTTGTTCTTAAGCGTCTAACCAATGAACTTAATGAATTACATGAAGATGAGCAAGCACTCCGTTCTGCTCGTGTTCGTCTAGTTCAAGAAGGTAAAAAGACTATTGCTGATGCAAAAGCGAAGTTCGTCAAAGAAGCGGCTGGTAAGGTCGAGAAGATTATCGCAAAATCTCTCAAGACTGAAATCGGTCAACTCAAAGAGGACATCAAAGTTGCTCGTGAAAATGCGTTTGGTCGTAAGATCATGGAAACATTCGCCGCAGAATTCATGGCTAGTCACTTTGCCGATGGAATGGAAGTTAAGAAAGTTAGTGAGCAACTCGCTAACGTTCAAGCCAAGCTGGAAGAAACCAAGAAACAGCTTGATGAAAAAGACAATATGATTGCAGAGTCTGTACGTAAAGTAGCTATCGCAGAAGATGTTGCTCGCCGTACTAACATTATGCAGGAGTTGGTAGCTCCATTGTCGAAAGAGAAAAGAGAAATTATGTCTGATCTGCTAAAAACAGTTAAGACAGAACGTCTAAAAGAATCTTTTGAAAAATACCTACCAGCTGTACTCAACGAAACAGTGAAATCTTCTGAGAAGAAAAGCACCTTAGTTGAGAGCGCCGGATCACAGAGTACTGCGATCACTGGTAACAAAAAGCAGAGTGTAGAAGCGGCCCCTAAGGCTGATATTATCACTCTTAAGAAACTTGCAGGAATTTGAGGAGAATAGTGATGTCTAGTCCACTTTTCGAGTCCCAAAACTGGTCAGCTACCAAAGAAGCTCTCCTAGAAGGACTCTCAGGAAACAAAAAAGTTGTTATGGAATCAACTTTAGAAAATACACGTAAGTATTTGGCAGAAAGCGTATCCGCTGGTGCTACTACTTCCGGTAACGTAGCCGTTCTTAACAAGGTAATTTTACCTGTTATCAGACGTGTTATGCCTACTGTTATTGCTAACGAAATCGTTGGTGTTCAACCAATGACAGGCCCAGTAGGTCAAATCCACACTCTACGTGTACGTTATGCTCAAGCATCTACTGGCGTTAACGCTGGTGACGAAGCTCTAAGCCCATTCAAGATTGCAGAAGCTTACTCCGGTACATCCGCTGGTAAAGCCGCCGCAACTAGCGTACTTGAAGGTGAAGCTGGTAACAAGTTAAGCATTCAAGTATTGAAGCAAACTGTTGAAGCTAAAACTCGTAAGTTAAGCGCACGTTGGACATTTGAAGCCGCGCAAGATGCACAAGCAATGCACGGTCTTGATGTTGAAGCCGAAGTAATGGCCGCTCTAGCACAAGAAATTACTGCTGAAATCGACCAAGAAGTTATCGGTTCTTTATTGAACCTAGCTGGTACAGCCGTAAGCACTTTTGCACAAGACGGTTCACAAACCTTCACAGGTACTCCAACATACGTTGGTGACCAACATGCTGTTTTAGCGATCCAAATCAATAACGCCGCTAACCTAATCGCCCAACGTACACGTCGTGGCGCTGGTAACTACGTTGTTGTTAGCCCAACAGCATTGACAGTACTACAATCTGCTACTACTTCAGCTTTTGCTCGTACAACAGAAGGTACTTTCGAAGCACCAACAAACACAAAATTCGTTGGTACACTAAACAGCTCTATGCGTGTATACGTAAACGCTTATGCTGACAGTACAGCCCCTGTACTAGTTGGTTATAAGGGTCCAAATGAAATGGATGCGGCCGCGTTCTACTGCCCATACATTCCATTGATGAGCTCTGGTGTTGTTCTTGATCCAACAACATTCGAACCAGTCGTATCATTCATGACACGTTATGGTTATGTTGAGTTAACAAACACAGCATCATCTCTTGGTAATGCCGCTGACTACGTTGCGAAAATCGCAATCGCTGGCGTCAAGTTCCAATAATTTGGTGTTTGCTTAAAAGCAAAAAAAGCCCACTTCGGTGGGCTTTTTCTTTTTCTGAATTCCAAAACCATTAGAACCAAAAGCGATAAATATTGTATCGCAAGAACCTAAGTGGATCCATACAATGTATAAAATAAAGACCAACGACACATTTGTTATCAACACAGCAGGAGCCGATCAACTAGAAGTCGGACCTAATGGTGATATTCAAGTATTAACCGGTTATCTTTCAACAACAAAGAAACCAACACAAGCATTCCACGTTGCTACTAAAGAATATGTAGACAGCGTAGCGCAAGGCTTTGACGTCAAAGAAAGCTGTCAAGCACTTGCTGATAGTAATATAGATTTAAACAATCCTCCAGCTATTATTGACACATGGGTGTTAACGACTGGTGATCGTATCTTATTAATTAACCAAGCACTACGTTCGACAAACGGTATCTATGTGTATAACGGAGCAGGTCAAGCGTTAACACGAGCTACCGATGCTAACTCAGCTGAAACAGTTACCAATGGTCTTTATACATTAGTTACAGAAGGTAATAGCTATCGTGCAACTGGTTGGTTATTAACTTCTGCAAACTTTACCTTTGGCTCTTCTAACCTTAACTTTACTCAGTTTACTGGTACAGGTGGTTTAAGTGCAGGTAACGGTATTCAGTTCTCTGGACGTCAAATTCGTGCAGTAACAGCAGACTCAAACAACATTGATATTAGTAGCGCAGGTATTAACCTAGCCCCAGTTGGTCCTGGGTCAGGAACGTTTAACCATGTTACTATTGACTCATACGGTCGTGTTGTTGGCGGCGAACATTTAAACTACTTGCTAGATAACAACATCATTACTGTAGTAGGTGATGCAACAGCAAGTGGACGTACTACATTAAACGTAACTCTAGCTAATACTGCGGTTACCCCAGGTACATATACTCCTACTCTTAACCATGCTCCATACTTTACTGTGGATAGCAAAGGTCGTTTGACGTTTGCTGGTTTAGGTGACATTTCAATCACTGCTGATAGAGTTACAGATTTTACTGAAGCTGTAGAAGATGTCATTGACGGTTTTATTAACTTAGATCCAAGCACAGGTTTACAAAAAGCATATTCAGACAGTACTAACTCATACACCTTAAGCCTAACAACTACTGGTATTGCGGCAGGTACATACGGTTCTGATACAAAGACTGCTTATATTACAGTAGATGCACAAGGTCGTGTTTCGGATATTGAACTAGTTGAAATTGACTTCCCAGTTAAGTCAGTTAACGGTGCCGGCGGTGACGTTACAGTTGACCCAAGCGGTAACTTAACTATTGACGCGGCATTCGTTGGTTTAGGTAATGTAGCAAACAGCCTACAAGTTATCAACGCAGGGTTTGTTCCAAAGATGAAAGCCGGTGTATCTGGTGACCGTCCTGCTAACAATGCAGGCGATCCTGGTATGTTGTATATTAATACAGATACATTTGCAATCGACCGCGATACTGGTCTACAGTGGGTAACTATCCGACCAGCAGTAACAGGTGATGTTATTATCCCTGCAAGCACAGGTACAAGCTACCTATCAACTACAGGCGTAACAGCAGGTACATATACTAAGGTAACTGTTGATGCTAAAGGCCGTGTTCTAACAGGTGCCCAACTAGTTAACTCAGATGTAGTTAGTGGTTTAGGATTTACTCCTGCAAACAAAGCCGGCGATACATTTACTGGCCCAGTAACAGTACCAGCTGGTGCATTAAACAACTTACCAGTACGTTTCAGCGGAAGCACTACAACTGGTATCTATTCACATGCTACTGACTCATTGGCAGTAGTCACTTCTGGTGTAGCCCGAACACGTTTCACCTCGGGTGGTCGTGTATTAGTTGGTAACGCTACAGATAACTTAGTTGACTTGTTACAAGTTGAAGGTAATATTAAAGCTAACGAACCTACTAGCTCATATCACGTTGCTACTAAAAACTACGTTGATAGCAGTATTGCTAGCACTATTGCGATCAGTACAACTGATGATATTGACGAAGGTGCAGTAAACCAGTACTTCACCCCAGCAAGAGCACGTAACGCTCTAAGTGTTACTGGTAACTTGCTATATGATGCAGTTAACGGTGTATTCAATTATGTAACACCTAACTCTGATGGCATCTCAGAAGGTCCAACAAACAAATACTTTACCGACACGAGAGCTCGTAACGTTATTAGCGCAAGTGGTTTAGGTATTAGTTATTCAGCAGTTACTGGTATTGTTTCTAGTAACGCTACAGCTAACAACGTTTCAAATACATTAGTTGTACGTGATTCTAGCGGTAACTTTAACGCCGGTACTATTACT